GTGGAGGCTGGAATAGTCCTGATCGGGTAGGTCGAGCACGCCGAGGCCACAGATGCGCGTCAAGGCGTAGTTAATCTTCTTGCCGAAGGACAGGAAGGTTGGGCGGTCGGGGCAGGTGAAGTAGTCTTGCAGTTCCATCGGTTGTCTCCTTGTTTCCGATGATTCGTTTGTGCCATGGTCAAAGTGATTCGTCAAGCACTATTTTCAACGTGGTTAACAGAATCGGTAGGGTTTGTTAACCTTAACGCGGCGTTAAGGGGAAAAGAAAAGGCGGGCCGGAGCCCGCCAATTCCTTAGGCCGATTCCAGTTCGGCGAGAGGGTTTACCCCGTAGTGTTCAGCCACGGCTGCCAGCACTTGCTCGATGTAGGTGAGCGATTCGAGGTGGTATTCCCGCACGGCCTTTTCGGTGGCCCGGCCCGGTCCACGTGAGCGGACAGTGCGATGAAAGTCGCCGCTGATGAAGCTGAGTTTCGTCCGGAAGCCGTAATCGGTCTTGTAATCGACCCCGGCGCTGGTCGCGAATCCGCTGTCATGCTTGGTGGTGGTAATTTCAAGCTGAGCAGCGCCCGGCTCATCGCATGAGAGTAAGGTGCTTGCGTCTTCGATCACACCGGGGAGGCGAATCACCGTTTTGGCTTGCCAGCCTGATTTTCTCTTTTCGACCGTGGTTGTGAGGTCGGCTGCGTTGATCGTCATTAGTCTGTCTCCTGTTGGCTTGATTGCCGTTTATGGTTGTGCTAAAGTCCAAGTGATTCGTCAAGCCCTATTTTCACAATTTTTACCTCCTATTAACCTTAACACGGCGGTAAAGATTCGAAAAAGGCCGGGATTACTCCCGGCCCTCCTCACTCGAAGGTCACGAACTCGTAGCCTGCCAGTGCGTGGCTCATTCGTCATCCTCCACCTCGACCGCTTCAACGTCGCTGACTTCCCAGCGAATTGAATCAACCTCATATGCTTCGGAATTGTCGAACTCGTATTCCTCGACCCCGGTCACCGCCTCTTCGACGCTGTCCGCCTCGACCCATATCCGCTCGCGTGTGACTTCCGTCTTTGTGTATTCGATCAGAACTTTCGGCATAGTGTGTCTCCTTGCTGTTGCCTTTAGTTAGCCGAGGGTCCGGGCCTTGCTGCTGCTCTGCCAGTCAGTAGGTGCTTTCCCCTCGGCTTGATTCGTTACTGCCAAAGTTTATGTGATTCGTCAACACTTATTTTCACAAAGTGTTACCCAATGTTAACCTTAACACGAAGTTAAGGCCAAAGAAAAGGGGCGGATCGCTCCGCCCCTTTCTTTATAGGTCCGCCAGTTCCTTGGCCCCACAGGCCACAAGGAAGCGGGCGCGGTCAAATCGTGGGTTGGTGTCTGCAAGGTGGTCTGCGAAGTGTTCACAGATGCCTTGCCGCTGGTTGTCAAACACGCCTTGATTCGGGCCAAGTTCAGCGAGGATCGCGGCAATCGTGGCAAAATGGCGGTGTTGCAACTCGCCCTTGCCCGAAGTCTTGTCCTTGCTAAGCGCAGAGTGTGGGATTAACGCCACGGCGATTCTCCTTTCCTTGGGTGATGAGAGCCGAGAGGATAGCGATGCGAGTGCGGCGCTTTTCCTGACGGCGGCGTTTATGACGGCAAATAATCATCGGTCTGTCTCCTTTTGCTTTCCGATGATTCGAAACTGCCAGAGTTCGGGTGATTCGTCAACATCTATTTTCATTTATTTTGGCGGCTGGTAACGTCGCGTTAAGGTTAACAGCGCGGTAAGGGTAAAAGAAAGGGGCGGATCGCGCCGCCCCTTTCCTATGTTCTTGCTCCTTCGGGCGTTGTCATGCTCACGATCCACCACGGGTCGTCCCAGCCACACTTCTCGGCGTGGCGGATAGCGTCTTCTCGTTCTTCCCAAGGGCCGATATAATCGAAGCCCTCAGCCGGATTACCCACGACAAGCAAAGTTTTCGTGTTTGGCAAGGTCTATCTCCCCCTAGCGGCGCAGGTCTAAACCGGTCTCGGATTCGAGCGCGGTCAGTTCGGTGATGGCCCAGTTGCGGCTGTTCTTCGACTGGCGAAGGTCGTTGATGGTGTTGTTCAGCTTACGGGCCTTGGCGATGATTTCGCCGATGGGTGAGTTCTTGTTGATAATCATCGGGTGTCTCCTTTTGTTTCCGATGATTCGAAACTGCCAGAGTTCGGGTGATTCGTCAACACCTATTTTCACTTTGTGTGAACAGGTGTTAACCTTAACAAAGCGGTAACGGGTAAAGAAAAGGCGGGCCGGAGCCCGCCGATTCTCAGAGGTGGTTGCCCGCTTCGTGGATGTCGAGGGCTTCGCTCATGATGTCGTCATGCAGCTTGACCAGCATCAATTGGCGTTCACGGTGCAGGGCGCGATCCAGCGAATACTGGTGATCCTTGCCCACGTAGTCGCGCCCGTGGGGATTCAGGGCGGTCATGGCGTCCATCGCGTCTTTCAACGCGGTGAGAGCCTTGCGGCGGTCCTGCACCATTTGGGCAGGCGAGGAGCCGTTACGGCTGATTTGGGGATTCATGATCGGCATCGGCTGTCTCCTTGTGTTTCCGATGATTCGAAACTGCCAGAGTTCGGGTGATTCGTCAACACCTATTTTCGCGGCTGGTAACTTTGCGTTAAGGTTAACGCGGCGGTAAGGACAAAGAGAATGGGCTAGTAGCCCATCCCCTCCAAGCGGCGTTCTTGTCGAAGCTGTGCCCGGTCGCGGTTGTCTTGGCACATACGCTTGAACGTCTTCGTGTTCTTGAGGCGTAGAAGTGCCCGGTCATGCGCGTCCCCGTTGGGGCCGAACACGTTCTGACGGTGATAACGCATAAGGCGTTGCAGCTTCTCGATTAGGTGCAGCGTTACCATTCCACGATCCCCTTACGGCAAGCCGCTTCCAGTGCCTTGGATGTATCCGGACGAATTGCATGGATGTCGCCAGCAGGCCGGGCATTGGTGAAGCGGTCGCCCTTGTAGAGGCGGAAGCCAAGCAAGGAAGGACTCACCTTACGCAGCTTGTGCGCTTGCTCGCGGGCGGCGGCATAGGCTCGCTCCTTGCCGAAGCGCCCATCAACGATAAGGACTCCCTCCGATCCGAGCGCTGGCGCAGCCTTGCCCACAAGGTCGGCCTTGTAGAAAACGATAAATTGTTGCATCGAATGTCTCCTTTGTTTTCCGATGATTCGAAACTGCCAGAGTCCAAGTGATTCGTCAATACCTATCTTCGAAGTAAAGGCGCGCGCTGGTCTGATCGGGGAACATCTGGAACAACGCGAATGTCGAGATGGTGGACTTGCTCATGGATCAGCCTCAGAACCGAACCTGCCAGCGATAACCGTTCTCACCTTCCTGCCATTCGCTCTGCGTAAAGCTCTCGAAACCATCGTCAGAGGTGCGGTCATCGCCTTCGGGGATGTCGGTCATGATAAGGTTCGCCATCGTGGCGGGAACGTAGTCAACGACGCGGCCAGCTTCCCCGGCATCGCAGAACACGACCGACTTAGTTTCGTCTTCGCTAAAAAACTCAGCAACGATGCTAGCGAGGGTGCGATTATTGAGTGCGGTGGTCATTCTATATCTCCTTGTGTGGTAGGCCCCTTGCCTCCCCGAAAGTATATAACTACCCGATACCATTTAGGGAGTCAAGTATATAACTACCATTTGTAACTGCCACAATCCAAGTGATTCGGCAAGCTCTATTTTCAAACTTGTTTACCCGCTGTTAACCTTAATAAATGGTAAAGACCAAACTTTAACCCCTGTTTACCTTAACAGCAAGTTACCAAAAGAAAAGGCGGGCCGTGAAGCCCGCCTTCTCCTAGGCGTCGTCCTCGACCCACTTGGCCCCGATCACCTGCGGGTAGAACTCGCGGGTGCCATTCTCGTCCTGAGCCACCCAGACGAAGCCCGACGAAGAGGGATTGTGGGGAGGGTTGCCACCTTGGACGCGGTAGCTGTCGCCCTTGCTGGTCTCCACCACGTCGCCGACCTTCACAGGGGCAGCGAGCACGTCGCCGATGGTGTAACGCAGCGTCCACCCGAGGTAGGAAAGGACTTCTCCGGCCTTGGGGCGGGGAGGTAGGCTTGACTTAATCTTGATCATCGAATGTCTCCTTTGTTTCGATGATTCGTAAGTGCCACAGTCGAAGTGATTCGGCAAGCGTTATTTTCCCTTTCTTGCCCGGTTGGTAACCCGGTGTTAACCTTAACAAACCCCTAACAAAAGAAGGGTCGCCCCTCCTCTCGCTAGAATGGCGCAGCCAGTAGCAAGAGGAGGAGCGCGATGGCGATCTTGGTCGCACCCTCGATAAGGTCTAGGATGCCTGCACCTCCTTTCCGAAGAATGCTTCGAAATCGACCGCCCCGCCCAGATCGTAGCCAGTGGCCCGGTCCACGCGGCGGGAGAACTCCTGCAAGGCATTTGAGAAGGCCTCAGCCTCAGCGTTGCCTCCATCATGGGTGAAGTAGGAGCCTTGGAAGTAGGCCCGAGCCTTGCCGGTCTCGCGGTCGGTGTTGAAGGTATGCACCACGTATTCGCGGGTCTCTTCACGCACCCGCAGCGCAATTCCACCGGGCAGCGTCATCGAGTCGCCTTTGGTGGGGATTTCAAAAATCGTTCTCATTAGTCTGTCTCCTTTTCCGCTTCGTTGCGGTGATTCGTAACTACCCTGATTCGTTGTGATTCGTCAAGCTCTCATTTCACCAAACCTTAACCGCCGTTAAGATTAACAGATCGCGAAGGTTTGTTAACCTTAACGCGGCGTTAACCATGTTTGTTAAGGTTAACGAGAGAGAGAGAATCCTGTTAACCTTAACATGAGGTTAATTTACCCTATGTTAACCTTAACAAGGCGTTAACCATATCTGTTAACCTTAACATGGGGTTAATTTGCGCGACGGTAAGGTTAACGGTTCAGTAACCTAGGGTTACCGATTCGTTAACCATGAGGAAAAAACGATCCGCTCAATCGCGCACCACCAAAATGAGCTTGCTCCATAGAATCAGCCAAAATGAGCTTGCTCGATAGAATCAGCCAAAATGGCCTCGCTCCATAGCATCAGCCAAAATGAGCTTGCTCGATAGAATCAGCCAAAATGAGCTTGCTCGATAACATTTGGAAAAATGGTCTGACCCCATCGGCTCTCTATCCGACGGCTGCCTCGGGCTGCCCTACCATCAGGGCTCCAAGAGTGAAGGGTGATGAGATGGAGTCGTAAGACCCTCAACACAGCAGGTCTGGAGTTTTATCCGGAGGCTCGTTTTGAGGCTTTCAACGATCCACGGCACGCTCAGGTGCTGAGCATGGCACAACAGGTCGGACAAGCCTACAACGCGTTGTGGTGGAGCCAGAAAAGGCCGGGTTTTCCGATATTTAGAATCGGCCAAAATTGCCTGTTAATTTCGGAAAAGTTTTTAGAGCCCTATAAGATACTGATTTTACGAGGTATCTTTTTCGGGCTTTCGAATGTAAATTTCGCTTTCGGGTGTTTCCGAATTTAAGATGGGTAGGAATTGTCCGTTGTCCACGGACACAGGACTGACCGATCAAAGAGTCGAATCGATACGATCTGACCGATCTATGAGGCACCGGAAACTTGTGGCTGAGCAGCGGTGATGGGGGCAATTTTTGGTCTTGATTTCGGAAAAATACCTTTGTGGGAACTATATATAAAGTTCAAGAAAATCAATGGTCTATTTATTAATTTCGAAAACAGGTTTTCCGGGATTTAGAAACAAGAGGCGATCGCAGAGGGGCGGGTGCGCAGCGTTTTTCGGAGACCCGGCCCTTTACCTGAGGGCTAGGGTCCCTGACCTTACGCACAGGGTCCCTCAGTGCAGCGTCAGGGTCCCTGCCCGGCCCTTTTCTAAGACGTAGGGTCCCTCACCAGTGAACGGGCACCACCAATAGGTCAGGCCGTATTTGTAGGGATCGTAGCAACAGGTGAGTTCATACCACTTGTCGGCTACCTCGATGTCTGTGCTGTAGGGGCCGAAGACCTGCGGTTCGCTTTCCTTGGATATGAGCCGATGAACCTCGACCAGCCAACCACCGGTTTCCATGATAAGCAAGGTGATGTTGATCGCCGGGTGGGCTTCGCTGGCTGGTAGGCAGTGGAGCATCCAAATCTTGTTCTTCATGATCTGTTAACCTTAACAAGTAGTAAATTAATCTTTTGTTAAGGTTAACAAATGGAAAACGAGGCTTTGTTAACCTTAACAAATATGGTTAACGCCGCAGAATCACGTCATTAACCTTAACAAATATGGTTAACGCCGCAGAATCACGTCATTAGCGTTAACAAATATGGTTAACGCCGCAGAATCGAGGCTTTAACCTGTGGCGGCTGGGTCCACACCAAAATGAGCCCGCTCGATAGAATTACCGGGCGTGGCCGGTGCCACCTAGCTTCTTGGTTCCTCGACGACCACGCTTACGAGCCCACTTGAGATACTGACTGGTCGCGTCAACTTGGTCATCGTGCTTCCCGAGCGGGAAAGAAACGATCTCCTTCTCGTAATCCGGAAGCCAACTTGCCCGTTCGGGGAGATAGACCTGACCGGCCTCGAACATCGGGGTCACTTGGTCGAATCGGAACTCCTTGGATTGGTGTCCGGAAACCTCGATCGGAATCATCGGAGCCGGAGCGCCACCGTCCTTCTTCAACTGGTAGTAGGACAGGCCGTTGCCCTTCATCTCGATCAGCAGCGCGTCGGCCTGCCAGCGGCGGCACATGCGAGCGATCTCGGCCGACATAACCGGGAACTCCATCTGCTTACGCGACACGTCGAGCAGATAGTGATTGCGGTTGTGATCCTCGGCCCACGCCAGAATGACGGTGTAGTCGGAGCGTTCCTTGACCGTGTTGGCGGCATCCACGGAAACCGTGATGCGCTTGACCTGACCAACCGTGCTCTCATCGGACTTGGCGGGGGCCTTGCTATAGCGCTGGAACCATTCGCTGGAGACAGCACCGCCTTCGATGTCAATCGGGGTTCCCTGATACAAAGAGTTCCACGACGCAGAAGTCATATCACTTCTGAGATTTTCCAATGCATCGAGGTCAAAAAGTTCTGGCCAAAGCGGTTCACCGATGGTGCGACCTAATATGTCGTCGTCGTCTTCACAAATTGCGGGAAGATTGATGATTTCGAAACGATATTTTTTTGACTGAGGCCCCATTTCCTCAAGTAACTCAATTATTTGTTTTTCTTTTAGGTTTTGTAGCTTTCCAGAAAGTTCCAGTTTTTCTTTAAGTGCCTCTTGTTCCTCGACTTTTTCCTTGCCCTCACGGTCGCTAATACGGCCACAAATGTCGTCGCTGTGCCAGCGGGTCATAATGATGCCCAAAGGTGAGCCCGGAAGCAGACGCGTGCTAAAGTCGTCGGCATACCATTTGAATACGGTTTCGCGGATCGTCGGGCTTTCAGCGTCCTTTCGACTCTTGTAGGGATCGTCCACCATGCCGTAGTTGCCACGGAATCCTGAAATACCCTGTCCAGCCCCCTTGGCGACATACTTGCCCTTCATGTTGGTTAGGCCCCAGTAGTCCATGGCCCGCATGTCTTGACGAAGGCGAATTTCTGGAAACACTCGCTTGTAGTCTTCGGACTCGATAATTCCTCGGACGCGAGCGCCAAGCTCTTTTGCCACAAAGTCCTGCGAGTGCCCGGCCTGTAAGAACTTCTGCTTCGGGTTACGGCCGAAATACCAAGCTGGAAAGTGATGCGACGAATGTGTGGACTTACAGTGGCCCGGAGGCATCGACAACATGAAACGCATTGTCTCCTTGGCTTCGGACGCCATGAGGAGATCACCGATCAGGTTTTGGTGAGGGGACATGATGTATCCCTCGTCGCGGTTCATGAACTCGTAGAAGTCATGATACCTTCTGCGGGCGAGTGGCACCCAGACTTCGATCAATTCCTCTTCTGTGACCTCCAGAGCCTCCTCTAGGACACGCATCTGGACGTTCAGGTCATTAGACTGGGCAAGTGACACCAACGCGTCCCAGTCGGCCTCTGTGAGCGGCTGGTTACGCTTGACCGCATCAGCCACGCGAAAGTGGAGCGCTTCCAATTGACGGAAGGTGCGTAGAAGTCGCTCCTTCTTTTCGCGTGCGGTCTCTTTGATCATCGATTAGTCCTTGCGGGGTGAAAGAGGGTTGCCCGGTCCCTCCTCCTCATCCTCTAGCTCCCGACGTGATGCAGCCTTGTTCGCCTTCTCAAGGGCGTTAGTGATCTGACCGATGAAGGCCATGTTGGTTTGCTGCACTGGTTCGCCGCTTGCCTTGGCAAACATGCCCATGGCCTCGCCCATCATCTTGAGCGTATCATTGGCAGCCTTGTATTCTCCGGCGATCTGAGCGAAGCGCACATTCTCAGCCATCATATCCATGAGACGCTGGAAGGACCACTCAATGCCTTTTGCGATGTCAGCGGCCAATATAGGGTCCGCGTCCTCTGCCTGCTTGGCTAGTATTTGGAACTCAGCCTGCCGTCGTGCTTCTTGTTCGCGAAGCTCGGCGATGCGTTGCTTGATGATCGGTTTGTTGTAGAGGTTGGATGCGTTAGAGGAACTGGGCTCGTAACCAGCAAGTTCGTAGGATTCGATCTGGCTGGCTCCGCCCGCAATGAACTTGCAGAAAAGTTCCTGCTTCTTGTTGAGGTATTGCTGGCCCATGTTATTTCTTCTTCTTGGCTTTGAACGGAACACCGTTCAGCAAGCCCGGTTTGAAAGCTTGCGTGGGTTTGGCATCGTTGAGGATGGATGCATACAATGCGATAATAGCAGCCTCGGCTCGGCCGTCGTCCATCTGGCGTCGCCACATATCGGCGCACTGGGGGAAGAACCCTGAGGCGCGGTAACGGGCAGCCTCTTTGTCCTTCGGAACCTGCATGGCCATCTTCCATTTGGCCGGGGTCACTTCGTCAACCGTAATTCCAAGGCCTACGCAAAGGCCGATCGAGATACCGGTAACCTTGCCAAAGGTAAAGGCACCGACGTGACCATCGTTAGGGGTTGACTGCACTTTCTCGATCATGCATAGCTCAATGGGGTAAGTGTCCAGAGCTTCGGCAAAAGCAAGTTCGTCACAGCGCTTACGCTTTTTTCCGCCGACCTCCACTACGAAGGTCGGGGTGTCCCAAACGTGTAGTCTGTGAGATTGGTAATCGAGGACCGCTAGAGCCCCATTCAATCCGGGGTCGATCCCTCCAATGTATTGCATGGCCGTCGCGTGCTCAGATACACAACGTTATCATCAAGGTGCTCGCGATCCTTGGCGAGGCGAGTGCTCAGAGTGAAAAACTCATCGAGCGTGATGTAAGCGTCGAGATATTTGTGAAGGGTGGATGCTGCTTCCAGCACCGGGAGCTTACGCCCGTCCACGAAAATGATCTCGCTCGATGGGATAAACTCGTCGGGTAATGTGGAACATACACCAAACTCACTTACTTTGTCAAGTGATTTTACGACTGCAATGTCGTCAATCGCCACCATGACAGCGATTGCGAAGACTCCCTCTGGCTTACGGATTGGAACAGTTACCGGGAAAGAGAACATTGACTATTCCTCCTCAGGGAACGGTGGGATGAGATGCTTTTTCCCACCGGGGACGGGGAAAGGATCGATGATCAGACAACGATCTTGACGTGGATGGTAGGCACCCACCGCGACGAAAAGTTCACCACAGAACCAATGACCGGTGAAGCGAAACTCCACCTCGTCGAACTTGTCGTAAACCGGTGGGTCACGATCGAAAGCTTGTTGCGCGACTTCAAGCGGTGTGGGCATATGCCGGACAGATAGCCGGAACATATTTCCGTTTCCTTTCCGGAAAGACTGCATGATCCCTGCCCGAAAGAACAGGCGGCGTAGATCAGCGGGTGTAAGAGGGTTCGAGTGTAACGTTCTTGAGCTTGTCATATCCACTCCAGTAGAAAGGTGCTACGACCACCCGGTTGCCGCAAACGATCGCGGCGTAGGTGTCCCCACCAAACATGGCGTCCTCCAGCCGGAAGGTGAGCTTGATTGGTTGAATCGGGAAAGCGGAAGGAGCAGGATTGCCTTTCTCACGCGGAATCGCCACGGCGGAACGCGCGGGCACGTAATCGACGGTCACTTCCGTGCGGTGCTCTTCGGCCATGATACGCATGACCCCTGCTTCTTGCATGGCGATGACGAGATCAGCCAGCGGTAGTTGAACGGTAGGAATCACGCAAGCTCACCCAGCCCGAGGTGGGTGAGCATCCGCTTAAGGTTAACATCGCCTATCTCAACGGCGATCTCCAGAAGCTCGCTTGCCGGAATGTAGAAGTCCCCTGTTTCACACAGAGCACGCACTTCAAGAATCGGGTCCCGTGTGTTGGCTGGTAGGCTGTCGTAGTTGACCCAGCGTGTAGCTGAAATCGCGGTGACCATACCAGCAGCAAGGTCATCGATGTCGTAACGGACGAAATACATATCAAGTGGTCCGGGGTTGTCTTGCTCGGCAAGAACGCCGATCAATGAGGGGATGAAGGCCCCTAACCGCTGGGCTTTTCCCATGAGTGCATATCCATGTGCCAATGTGGCTCTCCTTCTGTTTGGATGTGCCTATGACAACCGAAAATTGCCCCACAGTCAAGCCGAAATAGCACACCTGACCTGCTTTTCAGATAAGCTGTTGATTTTATTGAATTTTGAAAAAGTAGGGAAACTACCGAAAAATAATCGATCCTCGGGAACCGCAGAACTCCGCGCTTCTATCTGCTAGTTCCGCACGTTATATATACTTTTATATTTATATTTAAGAAAAAGAAAGTAGGAAAGCGAACCGAACCATCTGACACCGTTGGAGAGCCCGTCCGACCGTGTGACAGATCACATACCGATTCACCCAGCGAATTTAGAAATAATTTTCATTAAACGCTCGTTACCCTCATATCACTGACATTATCTAGTAAAATCAGTGAGATACTTTTTTACCACAGTGCATAAAAGGTGGCTCGCTTTGTAAAAACCTACTTTTCCTGATCCTCCATCACCATCACAAGCCAACAATCACCGGACAATTCATCCTCCATCACCATCACAAGCCAACAATCACCGGACAATTCATCCTCAATAACACCAACACCCACCGGACAATTCATCCTCCATCACTAATCACACACCACCATCCACCCCGCCATCACGCTCAACGCATCACGCGCCCTCAAGCCATCTTGGACATATTATCCAACAGCCCACAGGACAAAATGTCACGTGATGATACGGCACAATATTCTTCAATAAAACCACAAAAAGCCTACATTTTTACCTAACACATTGAAAACTATAAAAAATGTTTTCCTGAACTTTTTACCAACTTTTTAGACCCCCAACCAGCCGCAATTCCGTCTTGTCACCGGATAAATTATCCATTGACAAGCGCCACGTGATGTCGTAGCACTCTCTCAGACATGCGAAGCATCATCTCAGACATGCGAAGCATCATCTCAGACATGCGAAGCATCGAATCACAAACAGGAGACACCTCACA